TTATAAAAATAGATATAGTTTGTCCGGTGAATTTATAGATGAAGGACCACTCCCATCAAATGCGTATTTATCGTAACACAATTGTCGTAATTCTACGTTTTATCTATAATAACTTCTTTAGCAATTTTTCTAATGATTTTATTTTCCTTTTCTGAGTCATTGTCTCCATTACCACCCATGGATTCTATAATAAGTTTATTATATTGGTCCGACTTTCTTGAATCACTATAAATGCAATCAGGATACTTTGCTTTGAATTCTGGCAATAGTTTGGTATTTTTATGTGCTATATACTTGATTGCCTTTCGTAATTTTAATTTATCGTCGTTATCTTTCTCCCATTTGTCTTCGTCTTTTATATACATTATTTCTCTCTTGGAATCACTACAGTGAACTGGTCGTTTATTTACATCTAGTGCCTTCAAGTTTTTAACTATTATATTAGATATGCCATCTATAAATCCGAGTTTTCCCACATTTTCCAAATCTGATAGCTGGATTTTGAGTGAATCTACAAAATCCATTATATTCATTGCATCTTTACATTCCTCGTTCAAAAATACATTGAGGTTAAACGTTTTATTATACGAGTTATTGTTTATCATGGTATTATTTGTACCATTTTTACATATTTCAAACAATTGTTTTGTAAGCTCTTGATTTTGTTTTTGTGTTTCGTTATGTTGACTCATTAATTCTTTGTTTTGTTTCACTACTTCCAAAACTAGAGTCGAAAGTAATTTAACATCTTCTTCATTATCTAATTCAACATGCATTTCCACTTGTTTTGCATCGCCATTTGCAACACATTTATTCTTATGCTTCCATAGACCAGCATTTGTACAAAAAATCTTATTACACTCGCAAACAAAGGTGGGGTTTTTAGACATTTCCATTTTATTTCCAACATTTCCAAATATGTTTTTTTGATGTTTTGCTGTCAATACATGTCGTTCGAAATCTTTCTTGTTGCCTGTATGGAAGTCACAAGTTGAACAAATATATTTTTTTGGGTTTTTTGGGTTTTTTTTCATTTCCATTTCTCCCTTAATATAGGAAATAGAAAAAAACCCTTAAATCACTTTTTTTGCAAATAAGTTTCCAAAAAAATAAATTACAGTCACAAAAATTCACGTTTGAAAAAAGTCGCCTTACCTTAAAAAACTTTATGGTCTCACGAAATATTTTTTTCCAAGATGTTTTTCCTTTTTTGAAAAATGGACAAAAATAAATGTCCAAAAATCAAAATCCGAAAAAAGTCTTGGAAAAAAAATTAAATAATTCAAGATTTTTCTTTAAGTCCTTCTTTACAATATATTAAGTTGCATACATGAGAGCCGCATTTCCACCGACAAATGTCACCATATTGACCCTTTCTTCGAATACATACAAATCAAAGTTATAATCATATATTCGCCATGTGGGCTTATTTATGCCAATAATTTCCCCAGAATTTTCATCACAAATAGTCAATACTTGCGCATATGGATCCAACGGCGGAGAAATGGTTGTAAATTCAAACTCTACATTCGTAAATCTGCTCATATTCATTGCGCCAGACGGTTGTAATGAATACGGTGAAGTATCTAGACAAAAATTATAACAATATAATCCATCGGGAGCTGCCCCACCAGTCCTAGCATATTTTTCAACGTAATTGAACACACCAGCAGGTAATACATTTTCTCTATATTCTCCGTCTAACACAATCCCTAGTGCAACTAATATTTGCTTTATATTTTGTGGATTGTATACACCACTTATCGTTAACCCTGATAAGGTTCCATCAGGGTTCACTCCAGGTCCAATTGTTGGTGTAATAGTAGTGCTAGTATTTGGATTAGGATTAGGATAATCTCCCACGGTAGCGGCTGGATAAGCAGGACTAGGTAGATAATTATAAGGCCAATTTGTATAATTTGTCCATTCATTTCTTAAATTTGCATCACTTCTTCGGAAGAAGAATAACCACGACATCACCATACCAAGTGAATCTATTTGCACTCTATTTTGTCCTGTAACATTATAGAAAATTTTTTCATACACCTGTCGTATCAAATATTTTTGTTCATTTTTTGCAAACAATGTTGATTCCTCATTAGAAAGAAAACAATATGAACAATTTAAATTAATATCCGCATTCCACACACTTCTAGTATCTACATAAGAAGATGTGCCAAGTGTTTCATCTGGTGGTGTTTGTAAAAAACGATGCATTTGCATGTAACCTTGGTTAAAGTTAGGAGCAACGTAAGGATAATTATTTGTATAATCAAATACATCACGAATCCTAAATAACTGATTAATCGGTCTTATAGTAATGGTTATTTGAAGTTCATTATATTGTAATGAAACTAAAGGGAATGCCTGCTGGCTTTTTAGACCGAACCATGCAGTTAACGGGACGTATAATATTCTTCCAGCTATAGACGGCTGAGCACCCGCAGGACTATTAGTGTAAAAAGCATTCGGATATGAATTAACGTAGGACCCAGAATTAGCAGGGTCATTTAATTCAGGAACGTTTCCAATCATCTCGTTGAAAAGGGCTAATTTCTGTCCCGAAAAGTCACGCTGAATAGAAGATAATAAGTATTGTCCTGAATATTCTTGTAATTTTTGATTACCACATGTAATAGAAATTTTGCTAATCATTTCTGCACCAATATTATCTATCCATTTAAATTCATATGGTGCCCAATCAGTGAATGTAGTCGTACCATCTGCATTGGTTACTTCTTGAGGTGGCAAAATAGGGCTCCAGATAGATGGTAATGTAAACGATAAATAACAATCCATCAATAAATCTGCATATCTTTTTACCTTGAAAGTAAATGTAGATTCTGCTGTTAAATTCAATGTGGGAGTTCCTTCATAGTCTAATCTAAAATTTTGTTTCCCAAAATTTGTGTATTTTGCATAGGTTGCTTTCCAAAATGTTTTACTTGGATTTCCATTTAAAATAATATTTTGTTGTCCTTGGCTAACTAAGTTCATTAGACCACCTGCCATATTTATTATATACTAATAAATATTATTTAATTGTTTTGATTTTAAAATAATATTACAATTAAAAAATAATATTACAATTAAAAAATACTATTGTAATATATTAGACAATGCCAACCGATTTAACAGATACTTTAAGCGCTATTTCAAATATGAAAGAGGACTTTGTGTCTCATATTATCCTGGGTATTATTTTTCTTATATTAATCATTCTGATTATATATCTTATTTATATTAATAGACTTGAGAATTCAGAATGTAGTTATATGAATAATTTATACTCGGCAATAGATGGACACATTCGACCGATTAGCCCGAGTGACCCAGATTGCTCAAAAAATTTATACGATTATTATATTAAAACAGCATACAATGCGTGCTCTGGAGGTGGATATAGAAATGATTTTGTGAATATATGTAATTTAAAAAGCGTGCTTAAAGAAGGGGTGAGAGGATTAGATTTTGAAATTTACTCGGTTGATAATAATCCTGTTGTAGCAACAAGTACATCAGATAGTTACTATGTAAAAGAAACATTTAATTCCGTAAATTTTGCAGACGTGATGAATACAATCGCCAATTATGCTTTTACAAGCGGAACTGCACCAAATTCTTCTGACCCGATTATACTACATTTGAGGATTAGAAGCAATAACCAAGCAATGTATTCTAATTTAGCGGGGGTATTTAAATCGTATGAAGATATGATGCTGGGTAAAGAGTTTAGTTTTGAATCAAATGGTAAAAACTTGGGCGCAATGCCATTGTTGAATTTTAGGAAAAAAATCATATTGATAGTTGATAAGATTAATAATGCATATTTAGATAATCCTGAATTTTTGGAGTATGTAAATTTAACGAGTAATTCTATTTTTATGCGTGCATTCAATTATTATGATGTAAAAAATAATCCAGATATAAATGAATTAACAGAGTTTAATAGAAGAGATATGACCATTGTATTCCCTGATTCTGGTATAAACCCTGCAAATCCTAGTGGAATGTTATGCAGAGAGTCTGGATGTCAAATGATAGCAATGCGGTACCAATATGTAGATAATTATTTAGAAGAAAATGCAGTCATGTTTGATAGATGCGGTTACGCTTTTTGTTTAAAACCAGAGAGATTAAGATACATACCAGTAACTATACCAGACCCAATACCTCAAAAGGCAGCGTACTCTTATGCTACGCGCAACGCATCAACAGACTATTATAATTTTAATTTTTAAACAAAAAAATGTTTAACATCAGACCTGTTATATTCTCAAGTAAATTACATATTTACTTTAAATTTAAAAATGAAGCATGTTTGACGAATAAAACCTAATAATATAATACCAAATTAATATAACCACACAATTATAATATGTGTGAAACTATTGCTATTGAATCTAATTATTGTGAACTACAAAAAAAAATGCGGATTGGTTGTGTAAATAAAGTAAAATTTGAATTGTTTGTAGAAGTAATATTTATACCAAGATATTCAAGACAACATTGTAGTGAATTATGGTGGAATGCGGATGACTTACAATTAAGTACGATTTCTGCGCAAAAAGAATTTACAACTTTAGTTAATAAATATCCACTGATGACAGTAGAAGAGGCCAAGCGCGTTTTGTATTGATATTAAATTTATTATAATTAATTTTTAATCTAATTATAATATAAGAATTATGAAATCTAAAAATATATGTAAAGACTTAAATTTTGGCGATTGCGAATTGGCAATTTTGCGTATTGCGGTAGACAAAGCAGATGAAAAAATTGCCAAAAGAGTAGTAAATTCGGATGATATATCCAAAATAATACAAATTGTAGAAGATTTTATTAAACGAAAAAATTTAATTTGTTATGGAGGAACTGCTATAAATAATATATTGCCTGAGTCGGAGCAATTTTATAATAAAGACGTAGAAATTCCAGATTATGACTTTTTCACACCTAATGCATTAAATGATGCAAAAGAACTAGCCGATGTCTATTATAAAATGGGATTCACCGATGTAGAAGCCAAATCGGGACAACACGCTGGAACTTATAAAGTATTTGTGAATTACATTCCAGTTGCAGACATAACGTATTTGCCAAAAGAAATATTCAATGCATTAAAAAAAGAAGCTGTAAGAGTAGGAGGTATATTATATGCACCGCCTAATTTTTTGCGAATGTCCATGTATTTAGAGTTGTCTAGACCAGCGGGAGACATTAGTAGATGGGAAAAGGTGTTAAAACGACTTACGATATTAAACAAAAATTACCCATTAGATGCTAAATGCAATAATGTTGAATTTCAACGGAAAATGGAAAATAAAAAAAATGAAGATGAAATATACACAAATGTCCAAAATACACTTGTAAATCAAGGAGTCGTTTTTTTTGGTGGCTATGCTATATCTCTTTATTCGCAGTATATGCCAACGCATTTTAAAAAAAAAGTAGAAAAGTTTGCGGATTTTGATGTTTTATCTAATGACCCTGAGACAACGACGGAAATAGTGAAAGAGCGGTTAAAAGATATTGGTGTGACCAATGTTAAAATAATCAAAAGAGAACCTGCGGGTGATATAGTCCCGCTTCATTATGAACTTAAGATAGGTACGGATACTATTGCGTTTGTTTATAAGCCTGTAGCATGCCATAGTTATAATGTATTGAACATTCATGGTCAAAAGGTGAAAATTGCTACAATTGATACTATGTTGAGTTTTTATTTGGCGTTTCTGTATGCGGATAGACCTTACTATAAGGAATTTTCAGACCGTATATTGTGCATGTCCAAATTCTTATTTGAAATTCAACAAAAAAATAGATTAGAACAAAAAGGATTATTAAAACGTTTTAGTATTATTTGTTACGGACATCAAGAATCTGTAGCAGAAATAAGAGCACACAAGGCCGCAAAATATAAAGAATTGAAAAAAAATCGGAATAGTAAAGAATTTGATGAGTGGTTTTTGAATTACAAACCTGATGTTTCAGACAATACAAATGAAACAACAAATACAAAGACATACAAAGGAGAAAAGACTCCTAATACAACTAAAGCAAAGACTCCTAATACAACTAAAGCAAAGACACCTAACGAAAAAAAGACAAAAAAGTCAAAAAAAGCAAAAAAATCAGTTAAAAGTGGGTTTTTTAACTTTTACGGGAAAAAAACAAGGAAAAATCTGAAATCTATTTATTAAGCTAATCAATTAAAGACAATATGTATCTAAAATGACAATAATAACTTCTTGTAATATTTTTGTTATTAATTTGCATAAAATGCTATTTGTAATTTCACATGGTATATTTTTTTTAATATAAATAAAAATATATGCAAAATAAACAAATATTTTTTCACACATTATTTTTATATAGAACCCAATATGGTTTGTAAATGACCAATCGTTTACATAACTACACATATGTGTGCTTGATTGTTTAATGTAAAAACTATGAATGTCAAGCAACCCAGCTAAAACTCGGTGAAAATTCGTTTTTTCATTTTTTACATTTAATAAATTGCCTATTTTGTCAAACCCGAACAAGTCCAAGTATAATATTTTTTTATTCCTCTCTGTTTTAAAAATATAAGGACTTAATCCATCTAAATATTTCTTTTCATGCAAAGCATTTCCATCAATTAAATACGGAACAAAACACGATTTTATGATTGTATTTGTCAATTCATCTATATTTTTGTATTTATATTTTACAAATTTAGTATTTTTGTTGATATTATAATACGTAATATAAAACCTGTTTTTAACTTTTGTGCAAATGTCTAGCGGAATTTTGTTAATAAAAATCGATTTTATTTCTTTGATGACTTTCAATGTGTGCGTTTTTTTAAATTCGGTATAAACCAAATTATATAATTCTGTCATAGAGTCTAAATCATCTATAAAATATAATAGCCCTGCAATTGAACCAATACTAGACCCCGATATTCTTTCTACACAAATGTAATTACGTTTTTCCATTTCTTTAAGAAAATATAGAGCACCAATCAAGTAACTACCATTAAATAAGCCGCCGTCTAATACAATATCCAGCTTCAAAGGAATTACGGCCGTTTTCATTTCATTAGGCAAATTCTCTATTAATTTATTTACGTATTCGCTTATCATTTAATTAGTATTTAATGGTATTTACTATTTATAGTTAAAACGAATATTATACTTTTTTGTTTGCAAGTAATCTATTTACAAACTCATTTTCAGATTTATGTGAAACGTATATATTAATTAATTCTGCAGGAGAGTAAAAGTTTTCTTTTACTTTTTTTAACTTGTTTGCATTTATTTTAGTTCCAAATAAGTGCATATACACATCTGATATAACAGAATGACTAGCATTGCGTAATTCGTGCGTAATGTCAATTCTACCAGGCCTAATTAATGCAGGATCTAGTTCGTTATAATGATTAGACGAAATAACAATAATTCGCCCAGGCGTTTCTCTAATTCCATCCCATAAATTTAAAATATCGTCTAGTGTTAATGCTGGTACTTGTGGTAATGATGGCATAGGCAACGCTGTTGCAACTGCTCCACTATGGAGTGTATTTGTTACACTGGTGGAAGGCGCACTTTCATAACTAGATGTTTTTTTCTTATTTTTTAGTTGTCTATCTAATATAATATCACCAATACAATCAATATCTTCAAACAATATAATTTTGTTATCAAATGATTTGCTCCCTTTTTCATTGTTGCAATTATACGTATTTTCAAAAAAAAAGGAAGATAGATGTTGTTTGGTCTTGATAAGTTTTAGTGAAATTGTAATAATGTCTCTGTTCGTGTAATTAGCTAACGCCTTTACAAACGATGTTTTTCCTGTTCCCGGAGGTCCATGTAGTCCGATGCCAAGTGTGTATGGTATCCCCTTATTGTCGTACCATGATTTATTATTTAAAAAATAGTCAATATGTTCAATAATTTGTTCTTTTCCGTCAAAAAACATGGTTTTGAATGTTCTGCTACTTTCTAATGGATATTCTTCCCAACAATCCAATCTATTTTCGTTATCAGTCCATGTAGTTTTTGATAAATTATAAATAAACTTTTTATGTAAACGATTATTTTTAATAGAGGCCAAGTATTTGTCTGTTAGATTGTCTATGTAATTTTTTAAATAAGAAATACGATATTTGTATGAATAAATTTGTATAGTTATTGTGGTCGTTTTTCCAGCTCCATGACCTTGTTTATTTTCACCGATATCATCATTAACAGACGACGTTTGTACGAATATATATTTGTCAATTTCAAAACTTCGCGTTTGCGATATTGTAAAAAAATCGTGTTTATGATGGTTTTTCTCATTTTCACTATCTGATACATAATTTGAGTATTCTTCTTTAATTTCATATACAGTATTGTTTTTGTCTACATTATTTATAATATAGTGCATAATTGCTTTAAATCTATTTGAATACGCAGATGATACAACCTGTGCGCCATATATTGATGACGCCTGGCTTTTGCAACCCTCCAATATTATTTTGTGTTTTTTAAAGAAAATAGAAAGATATCCATTCAAAATGGCTTTATAATTATGTTTATTAAGAGCCTCTGTTAAAAAGTTGATTAGTAAACCAAACAACGAAATAAGAATTGTGGATAATATTGTATCTATTACAGGGTGGTTCATTTTAATTTTATCAAATATAATCATGCGCAAAGAGCTATCATAATTAGTTTTCAAAGTGTTATATAAATTATTCATTATAATAATGTATATCGTAAGGTGTCTTAAAATGGTTTTTCATTAACATCAAAATTTACTAAACGTTTGCGTAGATTTATCTAATATATAGAATAACAGACCAAACAAACTACTTTTAAAAATTAATCCATTAATGTTTAAATTACCATCTTGAGAGAAAATAAAAGGCATATAATTAAATAAAATTTTCCGTAAAATGGGTAACTGGAACAAAAAATAAAGCACTGCAAGTAGTAACGGAGTTTGAATTTCGTTGTAAATGTCATCTAATGAATCACTTTGTTGAACGCTTCTATTGTAGTCATCAATCATATCTGATGTTTGTTCTGAATTTCTAATATAATCTATATTTTGTTGTTGCATGGGTACATAATTCGGTTGCACATAAGGGTCATTGCTGATGCCAGTAGTGGTCATAGGGATATCTCTAGATTGTAATAATGTTGCGCCGGTAGCGCTAGCTTGCTGTAGTCCATTTACAATTTGACTAATCGTTTTTTCATCTAAACTGGAATTAGGAATTTGAGGGTGAGAAGCAGTCATATTTGTAGGCTGAACAACCGTATTTTCAGAAGCAGTTAAAGATATATTATTGCTAATATTTCCTCCGCCCCCGCCGATAGGATCTGTTCGCAAATCTAAAATACTAGTAGTATCACTCATAATTATAATAAATATTCGTTCATTATAATAATTACGCAAAATGCTCTATTAAATCTGCTTGCGATGCAAAATGAACAATTTTTTTGTCTTTTGTACATTTGGTAGCTCTTGGAGTAAATTTATAACATTTATTGTTTTGTTTGTATATTTTATCTTCAAATTGGTCTAAAGGTGGAGCGTAAAATACCAAACATCCTTTTTCTTTACAAATAGTTCTAAACAGTGATGCCAATCCAAAT